ACTCTGTGTGATTATGAAGTTCGGTTAATGCCATATCACTTGGCGATGATGCCATCTGCTGATATTCCGCATCGTCATCCAATACCGCTACTTTGTGGAAGTTTGTTGCCCCTCCGAAACTGCTACGCCATCGGCTCCTGATTCTGTCCGCCTCCTCTTGGCTCGTCAACCTTCTTTTAACTTTTAATAATCCAGATGGAACTCCAGCGTTCTGGAAATAAACCTTGGCAAAGTCCGTCATACTGGAATCAAGGTTTATGGTCTTGGCAAGAACATGGAGCGGGCTAAGACCGTAGAGGTCACCGTCAGGGTTCGGGAATTTTATATGAGATACATCCTCTGTCGGTAATTGATATTCCTTTCCGTCAATAGAATAGGAGTATCCAGCGACACCCTCCCCAGAGGGCATAATAGAAACTCTGTCAGGGCGTAATAGGTATAACCCTACAACTTCATTAGTTTTCGCCCTTTCCTTGAGGACGTAAGCGTTGCCAGCCACATATAGATATGTCACCAGACGTTCAATCCAAGTGTAAAAATCCTGATTTTCATTCGGATAATAAATCAGCTTTGCGAGGGGGCTGTCAGTTATTTCAACCGTTCCTTCATCTGTCTCTGTCTGTACAAAATATCTGGCTGATGCCGTTCCTGTTGCTATCTCTTTGATACAAGCGTTAACAATTGTAGAACGCCCATAACCTTCCTTGGCAAAATTAGAATAATTGTCATCTGCATAAACTACAGACGAGAGATCATTAACTAATGGAACTGTTGTGGCAATATCACTTTCGATTTCTTTGGTCTGAAAGAACGATAGCCAATTAGCCATGTATCCTCGTGCCTTTCGGGTACTTGGCTTATGACCACCTTGGTGTATGACTGCGAATAAGGTAGTGAGATGCAGTCACTATAATAGGATAATCCGCAGTTAATAAGATGTTAGCACAGGATCAGAAAACAAAAAAGACTCTGATGGCAAAGAGATCGAGTAGCCAATTAATCAAAACTACCCTTAGCAAGAATCGATCACCATCAGAGTCCCCATAAAAAGGAGGTGGAGCCTCAAGGCACTACGGACTGCGAGAGACTCTCTGGGGGGAGACAAGTCTATCCCCCATTATTCAAAAAGATCAGAGAGACAAACAATAAAAACTCTCTAACCACCTTACGGTGGAATTATACACTAAATTTATCCAACGCTACTAAGGTCGCCTGTTTCTCTGAATAACCTGACGCTATTAATCGAGCATACATTACCCGACCATCATTGCAGGGAGTACAGCAACGCCCTTTAGCCACAGGAATGGCGTTATGTCCTTCAGCCCAGCCATTTATATCGGGCTGGATTTCGTTCTTGCAGATTACGCATATTTTCATACTTCATTCCTCGCCTTGCATCGGTGGCAGACGATCACAGTCCCCTTGCTTGCCTTTTCAGCAAGCAATTTGCCGCATTGATAACATCGCAGTTTCTTTATTTCTGTTAGTCGTGACAATTGCAAGCACAATTCTCGTCTTGTTCGGTTGCTTTTTCTATCGCCTCGGCAATTCGTTCCAATGATAGCCATATTGCCTCAAGTGCAACAGGGATTTTTTCTTCCTCCGATAACACTCCATCATAGCTGTAACTTTTCGATATCATCTGCAACCTCCTTATGAGATTTACAATTAGTACATTACCGCATCAATCGAGGTGAAGGGACCAACAACAATTCTCCCTGTTTCCTTATCGACAAACTCAAATCCCTTTGAACAAGTATCACTATCCCCACCGCCATGCTCAAGATACCAAGGCGGGTACTTATCTTCATATCCTCGTCTGGTAATAAATTCATAAGAGTCAAAAAGAAATGAACTAACCTTTTTACCTCTATCGATTCTCCATTTAACATCGTACCAATGACCCGCAACACAGACTCTTTTTATCTTATCTATATCAATCGCAAGTGACATGAATCCTCCTTTTATGACATTTACAGTCGCATCCCTTGCAGTCTTTATGACCGCCAAATACACATATTAATTTCACCATAGCCCCTGCCCCGCCACGTTACTCTTTGCGTGTACTGCCAGAGCGAGAGCCATAACGCAGTCATCATGTAATCCCTGCGGTGCTGAATACTTAACTCCCGTCCTCGTGTATTCATACGCAAAGGTATCCAGTTCAGAAACAATGACACCCTGTGGATATGTAATGGTCTGGGTCTGAATAGCCAGCGACAATCCTTCCATTAATTTTTGCTTAGACGGTGACGAAAAAGAATACCCCGTCACATTAGGCAGACCCCTTTGAAGTCTTTCAACAATGGGATCGCCTACCCCCGTCGAGTCTACCAAAGCGGGAGTTAATCCAATTAAATTTGTTAAACGCTGAACGGTTTCTTCCCACGGTAACTGGAATCTATCGAATGAACTGACACGATCATGCTCATCAAGTCCTATGGCTACTGTGTAGTCAACTGATTTCGCCAAGTCAATTCCGAATAATACGGGAGGTCGAGTAGATAACGGGGCGATACATTTCTGAATCGCCTGTTGTCCGAATGGGTTTCCCCCATCTTCTGATGGCTCTGCCAGATATAATTCTTGAAATACATTCTCTGGCAATTGAGATTTCGCCTCATCTATTTCGCTGGCGTCTACGATCCCAGCATCCACGGCATCATAAGCGGTTAGCTTGGCATAGTGCCAATCACGCTGTCCCGCCTCTGCTTTGCGGGCTAGAATATAAGCCCAGTTCTTGCGTCCCTTTACGTTCCCTATAATCCTGATTGTTCCTTTGGTCGATGTCATGGTTGATCTGATAGCGTACCAAGACTCTTCCCGTAATCTCGTCGCCTCGTCTATCACTACCGCATAGACATCCTCTCCATAAAGGTTGTCAGACTTTTCCCCGCTCTTGAAAGCGATAGTTGTTCCATTGATAAGCCGAATCGTCAACTCGGATTCATTGGCGGTGTATAACTCTGGAGATAAGCCCCTGCGTAATCTTCTGAACGCTATCCTCGCCTGTGGATATACAGGGGCTATCCACCAGAAGATTTGTCCGTCACGTCCCCTGATGGCTTGCTCTATAAGCCAACTGAGACACGCCACCGTTTTCCCGCTCTTGGTAGCCCCCTCGATAACTGCGTATCTCTTGGGGCTAAATATCGCCTTGAGTTGTTTCGGGTATAAACGTGGTCGCTGGTATTTGATTACTGCCTGTGTTGTCATTATTTGCGTTCTCAATTATGAAAGTTACTGGAGCGTTGTCATAATTTTGTTGGATCGCTATCAACGGTTTATCTGGAATAACACCGTTGATCTGGCTGATTTTATCCATTATCCGTAAGACGATATTCGTTGCTTCTGCATCTTGATTTAAAGCGGGCTGATACCATCGAAGGAGTAGCTGATTATACCTCTCCATCTGCATCGCTCTCACTTGATCAGCGTGTCCTATATGCTCCTTGGATAACTCGCCCAATGCCCTGACAACATCCTTCTGAATCTGTCCAGCAGATACGCCCTCCTGATCTGCTATCTGACGAACACTTGCTCCTGCCACCTTAGACTGTAGCACTCGCATCCTCCGCTGTTTTCTTGCGATCTCGGCTCCGTTTTGTCTTGGCATTATTAAACCGCCACTCAGAATTCCATCTTTATCGAATATTGAGAACCACCCCTCGTTACTTTTCTTATTAGCCCGGGATATGTGGCAATCAGTTTAGTTATAACCTCATCCTCCATTGTCTGGGTTCTATAGTCAGCACATCCGCCGGGAGTAACCCAATGGTCGTTTTTCCAAAATAAATACCGAGCCCCCACAATCCCTCCATCATTCTTGATGCAACGGAGACTAAGCTCGTAATCTTCTTTAACTGGATAATTGGAATCAAATCGCACACCGTCATTGACTAAACCCATACAAGAAGCTGTTACATATCCGTGCCAGACAAAGGGCTTATGAGAGTGGACTGATATATAATCGCCGGTTGTTTCGGCTCCCCAGATATGATAGCCCAGATCATCCGTAACGTGAAATAACCGAAGCCATTCCTTTAATAGCATAGCCTCACTATTTTGGACCATATGCTTACGCTTCTTTTCTACTCCTATAATCCAATAGCCGACGGAGGTGACATCATCATCAATAAATACAACATATCGCTCATCGGTATTGTCAAGAATCCAGTTACGAGTATTAGTAATGCCCCGCACCTCTTCAGGAACTCCTACAATTACCGCATCAGGATAAACCGTGCAATACTCCTCTTGCTCCGTCATAGGTACATAAACCACGCCAGAAGATATAACATTCAGCGTTTTTACCATTCCAACTCTGCCCTTACTCGGTATTGCTACAAGCATCAAGCAACCTCCTCGCCTCAATCACCCTTTCAACCCCAACTTCATCTTTTGATTTTGTAGTCCTTTTACGATAGCCACCTCTCCTGACTGTTTTTAATTGCAAATGCTCTCTCAGAAGAGCAAACTCCGCATCAGTATCGCAAACTACAACAATATATTCTCTTTGGGGCTTCAATTGAATACTCTGGTCAAACAAAACGTCCACCGTGTTTTCCGACCCATTCCCTGATTCTTCCAGCGGTTCCAGTATTCCTTCTAACATTTCATGTACCGAAACACTTTCGATTTCAAGATTATTGACTAATGTCCTTAATGATTGGTCATCTGATTCTGCCATTGCCGCCAGCGGGTCGAGGGTTGCCAGCATCAGGTCGGCTTCTTCCTCATTGA